GCCTCAGCCTTTGAGTGAAACGAGTAACCTTTATAGGTTTGTCTAGTTGATTTAGAGTAGTTTCTGTTAAAGTTTCCCATTTTTAATCCTTACCAAGCAACTATAGATAGCTAGCTCTAGTTCGTAGAAGAATTCTTTCATTGCAGGGTATCCTCGCAACTAAACTCCATTCTGTTTTCAAATACCGCCCCAGAAATTTTATTGTATCTCTCACCACATTTTTCACCTAATTCCTTTATTAGATCATGCTTGTTTTGTTTCTCTAGATTCATCCTGGTCATAGTTGTTTTCTCAAACATAATAAAGGATAGGATTAAGATAGACATAGCACCTAAAGTTAATCCTACTGAAACGGCAAATCTAAACTGTCCTTTAGTTAGTTCAAGCTTCTCAATAATTGGGCTATTCACTTTCAATTTCCTTTCGTAAATCTTCTAAATCCTGAACACTTACATTTCTAATTTTATTGTAAATATCTAGTATTGATTGGCGCGATTGACCATAGACATCAGCAATCCTTTGGAAGGTCCAGCCTTGGTTGCGCTTCATTAGAATATCTATGCGCTTATCAAGTTTCATTTGCTTAGTGTCGCGCTTTCGTCTTTTCTTTGACATAGTATATTTTTTGCTCATTCTAGTTCTCCTTTCACATGGTCTATAAACTTTTCCATTTTTAACTTATAATAAACTTCAAAGTCATTCTCAGTCTCTCCTAATTGTTTCCATAGAATAAATAGTACTGCTCTAAGCCTACTAGAAGGTGATTTTCCTGTTATTGGCTCACTTATCTTAAGTATACCGCTACTTCCTGACTCAGCCTCAAATATGGCGTTTACTAAGAGCTTAGATATTTTCCTAAAAGCAGCTAACTCATCATCACTTAGTTCTGGTGTAGTAGCACTAAAGCTGATTGAGTCATCCTTCTTAATTGAGACTCTGTTTATCTGTAGTTGTGTGTGGATTGCTTTCATAGACTAGAAGGGAATTTGATCTGCCACATCTTCATTTATTACTTCATCAGGAACTTCTGCGTTGCTTGGAACTCTTAGCGGTTCTTTGTCTTCTACTCTTTCATAGGATTTATAGTCTGGTCGTCTTGGATTATCACCCTTATCATTCTTGAAGATATTGAAGTTCTCCCCCTTTTTAATATCTCTATCTGCTGAGAATGAGAAGTATGGTTGTCCATTCTTATCCTTCTTTACCCATAGTGAACAGTTCTTTATGTATTTCATGACATCTCCTCTTTAAGTGCCTGTCCAATATTAATTGCATCTCGCAATGCTCTCCCCTTAGCGCGGGTTGCACTCATTCTTACTAAGTGGGGAACAATCATCTTATTTACATTCTTTGGTGAAGCATCACCTATCTCTGTGAAGGTTGAGTCATCTTTCATAGTCACTGTGGCCTCACAGATACACATGAAATGGTTCTCATCTGTGGGGTACTGAAGTATCTTAACAACAATACCTTTTAAGCCTTTTTTGTGGGCTTCTGATAGCACTCCAGCATAAGTAGGATGCTCTTTACCGTGTAAATTAACTGTTTCTATTTTGTCATTCATAATTACTTTCTTTGTTAGTTATCATTTATTCTCTCAAGTGGGAGTATACCTTTTGTATACCTTCCGTATACCTATTTATCTAATAACCATGTTTCCATGTAATCAGTTTCTACTTCTTCTCCTACACAATTTTCCTTACACTCTCCACACATCCCATGGCCATTACTATCTTCTCCTAGTACGCTAGAACCACAACAGTTTGATACTAAATCTATACTCATTTTACCTCCTTTAGTAGTTCTGAGTTAGAATATATGTCTCCTATTACTTCATAGTTTTCTGCTTCTATTGTAAATTCTCCAACTCCGAACCATGGATCTGCTGCAAAACCATTTTTATACCACTCAACTCTTGCATAACCAATCCCTTCTTCTGGATATTCGTTGTCTATTAAAATATCCCCCTCATAGATCTCTACACCATTCTTATCTTTGAGTCCTGTGTATTCTAGGTAAATGTAGTTTCTACCATCAGCCATTACCTCAATGGGGTTTATACCATTTTCAAGAGCTAGATCAGCCCATGTTTTTCCAATTTCAGTTAAAATACTGTCAATATCTTTTCCAGGCAACATTCTTTTTGTATCTTTATCCCAAGCTCTAAATTTGATTGTTCTCATTTTACCTCCTGTGATAATTCTTGCATTCTTTTAACAGTCCACCATTTAGTTACATCGTTATACTTATGCCAATTGGTTTTTACCTGTTCTAGTTTTTCTTCGTATTGTGATAGTGTCATTATAGTTCCCTCCCAACCCATGGTTCTGGATCTGGTAAATCATACTCTAAGTCTTCGTAATCATTAACTGTTTCAATTTCCTGTGAATCTTTTATGTAGAATTGGAAGTCATCGTAAGTGCATCCTTGTAGTGGTAAGTTCATATTTCCCCCAAATATTTAATATTAAGTAAATAATATCAGAATTAAACATAGTGTCAAGTAGCAATTTACTCAAGGAAGTAGTAGTAAAAAAACAGAGCGACTGCCATCGCAGCCGCTTCTGATTATCTATTCTGGGGGAATAGAGGAATTCTAGTATAACACACGACAAACATTGCCATAAGAAAGCCTTTGGCTTTTGTGGGGTTAGTCTCCCTTTCCTAGATCCTCTCCTTTTCTTGTATTCCTTTTCTCCTAGGCGAGCAAGCTCGTTTTTTTAAACTTACTTACTCTTTTCGCCTGAGGTCTCTTAAGAGTTCAATCGTTTCCAAACCTATCAACCATGTGTTTCGGGAGTTGCTTCTGGGAATCCATTACGGGATCGGGTTTTCATTCCCTGGTTTGCAACCAACCACTCCTGCCTATAGCTAATAAGCTATATAAAATTAACTTAATATTAATTCAAATAACTAACAATATTTTCAGCTTCTTCCAGTAACAATCTGCCATAATGTGCAATTAAGTGCTGCGGGAATAAAAAAACCGCTTACTACTGGCAACCCTGGAAAGAGTTTTGGCAATTCTTTAGATTGCCATGAGTAAACGGTCTTACTCTTTCCATTATACCCCGATTGCCGTAGGGATTCCACCTCTGTGGACAAATTCAGAATACTACTAATTAATCATGCGTGTCAACCATATCTTACTGTAGCAAAATAAAAAACCAGGGTTGTAGCATCACGCTTCCTCTCCTGGTCTTATGACAACTGTTTTAGGATTCTGACAGGGTCTGCATCAAGCTCATTCGTCTTGTAATAGCAGTATCCCTCATGGGTTATTATCCCATCCAACCTGCGGGCCCCTCCACCTTTGGTATCTTAGGCTAGTTTAATGAGACTAGCAGCAGATGGCTTAAACCACCATCACTGAGTTGTAATTTTATTCTATCACAATCTCTTTTCTAACATCATTATTGCCCATTCATTTTGTGAAATTGTAAGTCCGTTCTCTCCAGTAGTAGCTATATGATATTCTAGATGACATTGGGTACAGAGAGTGTCACCGTTTTCTGGATCATCATAGCCTTCTCCTCTAGTGTGATCGTGGTGTGAGGCTTCTAATGATTCCCGCGCACCACAAGCTATACAGGTGTATCCATCTCTTTTTAGAATTTCTTCTCTACTCTTTCTTGAAAATGCGGTAAGGGATAGAGCAAACAGTCCTAAGACTGCTGCTGGAACTACAAAGAGCTCTTTGTTAGAACGCTTCTCCTTCATATTGTTTTTTCATTAGAATAGATCTCCCGCAGGAACATATTCTATTTGGTTATTTACCATTACAACGTATTCCCCATTATTATGTCCTAAAACAAGAACTGTCTCATTGTTGAAAACAGTCTCATATGGCTCTTCGTAAGCCACACCATCTATAGATAAATCCATTTGAGCAGCAACTCTAATGTTTTCTAGACTCCCCTTTTTCAACATCTTCCACCTCCTCTGGACTACACCTAATACACTTCTTTTCTACTGGATTATTATATTCCTTTAAACATAGATTTTGTATCTTCTTCTTTTCTTATTTCTTTTGCTTTTTTAATTTTAATTTCTAATCGTTTCTTATTATATTTTATAGTTCCTAATCTATGCAATATACCATGACACTTAACACAAACAGTTAAGAGATTTAGATGATGATTGTTATGATGGTCTCCATCTATGTGATGAACATTATTAGCAGAGCATTTACAAACACGACATTTAAAATTATCTCTAACTAAAATATCTCCTCTTAATCTTTTAAAGTTTGCCGATCTCTTATCACCATAATTACACCTGTCACAAATTTCTGGCTTATTCCAGACAGTTTCTATCTTAGTTCCACACTTAGGACAAGCATTTATATATGGGTTACACTCAACTCCATTAATAATTTTCATTATATTAAATTATTGTTGATAGCACTTTATTAGCAATTATAGCGTTGCTATATTATTTGTTGATATATCAACATTTTTAGAAAGGTAGTTTAATATTAGAACCAGACTCATGCTGGTACTTATCTATACTTTTAATCACTAATCCGACTAGAAATGCTGCTATTGCTTGTTGATCAGCTCCCAATTCACCCAAAACAGGGTATTGACTGTATGCCCATGTTAATAAAGCACCGATGGCTAGTGAGACCACATATCTAACAGGGTCTTTAATAGCTTCTACTGGCTTTGGTTTCTCTAGCTCTTTAATCCTCAGTTTTGCTTGAGTAAGGTCGAATTTAACTTTCTTATATAATTTATTCAACTTAATTACCTTAGCGCTTTGATCGTTTAGTAGGCCCTGTAACTCTCCATTTCGGTCTCTTTCACTCTTTAGGTGACCTCCATTGCCGTCTTCGCCCAAATGTTCCACTAAATAATTCACAAAATCTTTAATAGTTCCTTTACCATACTTATCCATAAGGCTTTGCATAGCTTCTGCTAGTTCATTTTGTTTTGGCATATTTTCTCCTTCATTATTTACTATAGCATTTTTAGATCTTAACCATCCAGCGACCCTCGGATTTAAGTAGTTATGCTTTTGAATGTGGGCTGGTGTGCCAGTGGGGTAGTTCTGATCAAACGATCTAAATGAGTTAATATTTCCCTCAATGAAAATACCAACATGACCCCATTTATTGTGTTGCCAGATCATTATATCTCCTGGCTGGGGGATGGCTTCTGGTGTGTTAGGAATCCAAATAAAATTCTTAGTTAGTTTGGAGGGAAAGTCTCTGGCATTAGTCCATTCGACTATTGGGTGATTAAGTACATCTCTTAAGAAGGCATTAGCAAGATCTACACATTGATTTTCTGCTCCTGGTGAACCAGCAACTTCTATAAATTTTCCGATGTTGGTTTTTATAAATCCTTGTAGGGTCATCTATTTAATCCAGACATCCTTCTTTGAGTAAGTAGCATTTAATTTTGGTTACGTCTTCCCCAATATTAGTAACATCGCCTGACATGCCTTCCTGAATGGATTCAACTGCTGATATTCTGGAATCAAGGATGCTGATATCTTGTGCAAGAGGAGCGAGTTGATTAGTAAGCCAAAGAGCAAGAACCCAGAGAGCAATAGCCGCCAATGCCCCAACAATCTCTTTGAGATGGAGGATTGTGGAGATGGTTTTTTCAACTTGCTTTCGCATTTAGGCAGTCCTTCTGACATTGATATTTTGCTTCTTTTTTTTTCTTAGTCTAGCAATCTTGCCAGTCATTCTGTTTTTTAACACTTTAAATTTTTTCATTATTCAACTAACTCCCATTCTTCCAATGACTCGCTAATAGTTTGAAGACTCGTTGAGTATTTATGAAGAAGAATAGAGTTAAGTACTCCTATTAGGATATTTAATAGAACAAAGAGTAAAATTAGTTTTTCTAGAAAATTTAGCTTGTTCATAATTTAATTATATTACCTTAATTTGTTTATCCACAAGAGTTATTTATATTTCTCCTGAATATTCTCTCCAAACTCTTTTCTATCCTTAGTATCATCTATGCTCTTAAATTCAACAATTAGTTTCTGGGCCTCTTTAAGGCTAATCTTATCTTCCTTAACTGCTTTGATTAGGGCATTTTCAGTTTTTGTATAACTGCTCCACACATAATTAGATACAATTTTCCAATTACTGGGCTTTTCCTCGCCACCCAGTTTATTGGGAATAGTGTGGTCTAACTTAATTTCCTTCATATCTTTAACGCTTCCCCCATTCTCTTTAACCCATGCTTTCTTAAAGGCTTGAGAGTCTTTGACGTCTTGTCTCTCTACCACGATAATTCCACCCTTGCTAACTTGCATTATTTTTTGACCAGTAAAGATACGACTAAAGGCTGTTTCTGGGTCTGTATCCATGGCTTTAGCGTAAACTTGAACCATGCTCATAAAATCCTCATTTTTAATAACTTCATTGGTGGGGATTATTTTAGTTTTAGTATTTGAGTCTCTAAAGTTATTAGAACCAAAGCCAAAGAAATCAAGCACTACTCCAAAAGCTTTATCAGTTGTTGGATTGGCTACTAGCTCAAGAACATTTTGAACAGATATTGGTACTCCAGATTGCATAAGGATACTACTAAAGGTTGGCTCATTGCCTTTAAAGTCTCTTCCTCTTAGCACATCTATAGTTGCTCTAGAAGCAGGGGGAGTTTTATTAATAAAGTAATTCATTACTGCATCGAACCTACTAGATTCTGCAAATCCAGAGCCATATTCTTTTATTTCTCCAGTCGTGGCGCTCTTATACTTACCAGTCAACATTCTGGCGGCTAAGACTATCATTCCAGGTATGCCTCTTAAGAAGCTTACTCTAGTATCTCCAAACTTTAACTTTAGGAAATCAGATGATAGGGGATTAAACTCAGTGGCCTCATCATCATTGGCTGTTACCAATCCTTCTATAATAGCGGTAGTAATAACTATCTTAACTAGGTTATCAAGAGCAATTCTCTTGTCAGCCTTTGGGATATTGCTAAATTGATGAGCTGTAAGAATATCTAAATCAGCTTTTAACATCTTAGGAGACCACATTAGAAGTCTTGTAATTGGACTATTTAAGCGACCTATATCACCTCTAGCAGTAACAGAGTTAATGACTTTACCAAGCCCCTTAATCTGTTCGGTAGTCATCTCGATGCCTCTTGATACCTTCACATCTCTTAAGGTTTTATATAACTCAGTTCTCATTCTGACACCACTATTAGTAAAAGACACATCTGCGGCTTTAAATAGTCTACCAACTATGGGTATTCTGCTTGGTAGGGTAGTGGGGAATTCTTCTTCTACCCGATCTATAATTTTGGCTTTTTGATATTCACCCTCCATATATAAGGGGTCTGAAAGCACTTTTGCCATTAAAGCATCATCTGCCTTGCCCTTGCCCACTGTTTTTACAAAATCACTCATGCTTTTAACAGCAGTTTTGCCCCAGATTTTAGGATTACCACTAAGTAGTGTAAAAATTCCCTGTCTACCAATAAAACTATTATCTACTGAGGCAACCAACGACACTGAAGTGTTTGCTATCTCACTAGCGGTATCAAGCAGTAGATTTAAAACTGCCCTTACTTTGCCCTTTTTGAAATCTTGTTTAAACTGGTAGCCTCTATCTTTTAACATTTTCAAGATTGGTTTTTCTTGTGATTTGAGGTTTTCAATATAGTGATTTAATGCAACTTGGGTTGCACCATACTCATTTTGTTTTTTTTCAGACTTCCAAACTTTATTTTCGCTATCATAGCTTTCTGCCAAATTTCCTAGTTTTTTGGAGAGCTTAGTGATATCTGCATATTCACCCTCGGTAACTGTTAGTCCCAATCTTTTTGAAACGAAAGTCTCTAGAAATTGCTCAACCTCTGAATTAGAGAGGGCTTTCTCAATTCTTCCCACTTTTGTTAAGAAGTCTCGTTTAATTTCTTTTGATCCACCCATATACTTAACAAACGAAGCAAACCCTCTTTGCTGGCTTTTAAGCAGCATTTTAGTCTCAAACAAATAATTGAGTCGTTCAGCGTTTTCTTTACCAACGTGTTTTTCAAACCACGCCAATCTTCCTTCAGTACCCCGATCAATCATCTTCTGGGGGTTGCCATCTTTTCTCAATGCTTCTCTTATATTTTGTTCAGCTTGCTTAGTAAGACACCAGGGCATTTAACACCTCACTTCCTGTAGGATTGAATCCCAGTTCATTTTGGCTTTAATCATACTCTTACCCTTTTTAACTTTACCTCTAACTATACTCTTGGCCTTTTTACCACCATATCTCTTTTCAAGAGCCTGTGTTCTTACTCTGATTATATCGCTTAAAATATTTACTGGTAGATTCTTATTTACTTCAGTTAAAATACTAATTTCCTGACCTGCCCTAGTAGACTGTAGGGTTGCTAATCTTGTCGCAATATCTATATCTTTGGTATTTAAGTTTTGCATCGCAATTAAGATAGAGTTTCTGAGAATTCCCTTGGGTGCATCTATCTTGCCTGTTAAAACATCAAGCGCCTTTTCTGGGTTCTCTGCCACAAACTTAGCTGCTTTGGTGATATTTTCCTTCTTATTCATTTCTTTAAAAGTAGGCAGCCCCATGTCTTTAATCTGTTCTTCAGACAACTCGCCTAGAGACTGTTTGATTCTAGCCTCTAATCTACTAACTTTAGTTTTCCCCTCACCAACTGGAACTTGCGCTCTTGGAACTAGTTTAGCTTTAGTCTTAACTTTAGGTTTGGGTTTAGTCTTAGATTGATCGTAAAACTTAGAGATAGTATTAAAACCCTCAATGCTTCCCTTAGTAACAATAACTGGCACATTCACACCCAGTTCTTGTGCGGCTGTGACACGATGAGAGCCTTCAAAAGTAGTTATTTTCCCATCTTCTACTGTAACGATAACTGGTTCTTTAATTCCTTCTTTTTTAATGCTTTCCACCAACCCCTTGTATTCATCAGTGGTTTTATCAACTTCATCTCTAGGAGAAATTTTGTCTGCATCCAAGACACCAATTTGACGATCTACAGAAGTTCCTTGAGTGGTTGCAAAATCTTTTGCACTTGTATACTTTTTAGCTTCTTTTGATAGAGTAATTAGTTCCTTAGATACCCCCTCTCCCCTACTGATTGGTGCTACCTCTTTTTTAGACTTTACGCCTGGTGACACCTCTCCCCTATCGGATAGAGTAGAGGAGACCTCCTTTTTAATTATTACCGCATCTTTTGCAGTTTTGGGTGTTGTGTCTTCTTTTGGAGCTGGAATACCAAACACTTCCTCGTCTTGTTTCACAACCTTTGATTGTTGAGTTTCATTATCCATTACTACCTTATTTCCACCAGGAAGTATTATGGTTGTGACTCCACCAAGAGTACCTCCGATTGCCATAGACTCAAGCACTCCCTCATCCCAAGGCTTATCTGTGGTTAAGTTAGAAACTATTTGTTGGTATCCCTCTTGGATTCCTTCTAAACTAATGCCTTTAAATGTCTTCTTAATTCCTTTAACAGAATCAAATAGGTCGTCAAAAATATTTAGATATTTATTGACAACTAAGTTTGCAAGTAGTGCCTGATCTGCTCTTATAGATGCTTTATCAATACTCTCGCCACGATCTCTTAATTCCTCATAAGTTGAAGATGCTTCAATTACTGATTCAGCCACAAATGGTAGCGTAGAGCCACCCCCAGAAACAAGTGATAAGAGAGTAAAACCAAGCATTGAGCCAGCTCCCTCAACCACTTTTTCGGCAAAATTAGGGTCATCAACATTAACCTCATCAGCCCATTTCTTTAGAGACTTTGAGTATTTTCTTGTTTTAATTTCTTCTTTACCCAACTCACGAATTGCATTGGCTGTGTTCTTGTATTTCTCATCACCAGTTTTTTCATAAAAACGATCAAATCTTTCGGCTTGTTTTTTGTCTCCCCTTTCAATTCTTTCTGTAACTGCATCAAGGGTACTAGCCCCAAAACCAAGTAAGCTAGCTCCACCCTGCCACCCAAATCTTAACCCTCTCATCAACAATGCTGTTGAATGTCTTTTAATTTCAGATGCTTCTGGCTTTCTTGCCTCATCAGCTAATAAAAGAGCTTTTTGAAATAATTTTGATGGTCTATTACTTGATTGAGCAGACGATACCCTTCTGGCTAAATCATCAACTGATAACTCTAGAACTTCTTGACTGCTTCTGGGCCTAAAAGCCTCTGGCAATTGATTAGCTTTTGATTGGAACATCTCTGGAACTGGTTGGTCTAAGAAGCTCTTAATCTTACTAAAAAAACTAACCTTCTCTTGTGGTTCTGGGAGCTGCACTTGTTTTTGTGTTGTTTGGACTTGTTCACCCCTAGAGAGCTTAACAGCTTGGAGTAATCCACTACCGCCTTCGGTTTTAAACTGAGGCTGGGTTTGTCTGCCAGTTGTTAAATTAACGGCATCTAAGAGAGACATTATGACCCCCTATAAGCATCATAGATTTCTTTAATTTCATCAGCGCTTTCACCTGGAGTACCATATTGTTGACCAACACTACTACCCAAATAATTCTTGTAAATATCTTGCAGGCTCATTGTTGGGGCGTACTTAGCAACCAATTGAGGGAAGATTCCAACCCATCCAGCATCAGTACTAACTCCCTGGATTGTTTCAGCATCATTAATAAACTGTTGTTTTACGTTTGTAGCAGATCCACTTGCACCGCCACTAGATTTGGTTTTAGTACCCACAGCACCCAAGCTCTTCTGACTAATAACTTCGCCTGTTTGGGTATTAATTACACTAACCGTGACTTCTCCAGCATCATTCTCAGACTTAATTACTTGAGTTTGAGCATCCTGCTTACTTCTGGAACTAATAGCACTCTGAATCATGTCGCTGCTAATACCAGTTTGTCGGGTAAGATTAGCAATTGTTTCTCCAGAAACATTGTCTAGCGCTCCAATATTTAATAGTGAGTTGAATCTATCCCAGGCTTGTTGGGTGGCCTGAGAATTAATATCTAGTTGTTTGAGTTGTAAATTAAGCTGGGTTTCAACGTCTGCTTTTTTGGTAGCAATGTCTCTTTGTAAATTAGCTGTTCTCTCTTGGAACAATTTATCAATCTTAGCAATTCTACCCACGCGTTCAGCTTCAGACAAAAATGGATTGTCATTAATACTTGCCTTAGCCTCGATATATCTTTTCTCCTTATCGGAATATTCAGTCTCCAGACTCTCAATCCCTGATGATTGATAAAGTCCTTTATATGTTTCTTGTAAATCAATAGTTGGTTGAGCCTCAAGGGTTGATAATCCTACTCCAGTAGCACTACCAGCTCCAGTCTGATAACCGCCAGACTCATATTTGGCTTTTTCTATTTCGTATTGACCAGGAATAGATCTAATTCTGTCTAGTTCAGACTGTCTTCCTGACTCAGCCAAAAACTGGTCAAAGGTCTTGGTTGGAGTAAACCCTGTGGTAGAACTAGTTGGAGTTGAATTTTTACCAACCATTGAAGCAGTAGAAAAGTTATTGCTTGGAGTAGTATTTAAGCCCTGGCTAGATTCAAAAGCCGCTTTTGCGCTCTCATACTGACCAGAGGCTCTCAACTGATCTAACTCAGATTGTCTCCCAGATTCAGCGTAAGTTTGATCAAAGGTTTTTGGCATTATATAAAGTCTCCTATAATCGTATCTAGTCCGCTTTCTCCACTAAAATAGTCAGGTACATTAAACATAGGTTGATTTCTCTCATATTTAGCCTGATATTTCTTTTCTTTATTATACGCTATAACCAAGGTAGCCTTAGCTTCAGCGCTAAACATCTGACTACTGGCTATGGCTTCGCCTTTTTTCTTCAAAATAGCAACTGCCTCTAAAACAATTGCTTCATTACACTCTGGAGAGTTATAGCTAAAAATAGTTGTGTCGTCGTCATCAGTTAGTGTTTCCACATTTTTATACCCCCAAATTGAGATGTTGTCGCTTCCTAGGGCTGATGGGGTTGGGTAAATAAAATATCTCCTCCATTGAGTAGACCATTTTTTCTTAGTGCTAGTTGTATTATCCTCTTTCCAAAGCAAATAGTCTTTAAAGGCCAGTGGAGAGCCATCTGGATCTTCACCATATAAATTGCCATCTACAGTAAGTCGCCACATAGAATCTGAGCGCCAATCATCTGGATATTCATAATAATCTTGATCTGCTGTAGTTGATGTAGTCTGAGAGTCCTCTAGAGCTGACCAATCAAACAATGATCCAGCCTTAATATAGGCTCTGTTTAGGGCAAGATTAACTGTGGCGGTAGGGTATTGAGAACTACTAGAACTAGCGTTTAAATCACTTAGTAGAGCGGTGCGCATTTCTGAAAATGTATCCATATTATTTATCTTTACAAACAAAACTATTTATTGGCAAGTATGTTTACTAAGGTTGTTCGTCTACAAATATATAGTAAGTAACATAGCCACTTACAAATCCTGGTGTTGAAACCACAATCTGACTATTGTTTACATAGTAATAAAACTCATCAAATCCAGATCCAGTATTAATAACGTAGGGAATTCTATAAGTATCATCAACTTGAAAAGTATCAGTTACAAATATGAGCGTCATTGGGATATACCCCAGATCATGAGTAATTGTGGTAAATTTACTAGTAATTTCTTCTTGACCAGTATCATGAATCTTTAAAACATTTTTATCACTATCATAAAGAAGCTGATCTTCTGTTGCTGTTTTTACATCAAATCCTGGTTTTGAAATCCATAACCCATAATTACTACCAGTTGGAATAGTGGGAGCTGAAACTGAGGTGGGAGTTGGATAAAACTCTGGATCGGCAGCAGTTTTAATGACCAAACAAGAAGTGATGCTGGGAGGAACATCTTGATTTCCTCCAGAAAACCATATGTTGTTTCCAGTAGTTCCTCTTTCACGAATAAAAAATCCCATAGCATTTCCACTAGACCACCCACCTCTACTAATAATCTCATTCACTATTGAGGTTACATTTATACTCACAAAATCACCCTCATCTGGTCTCGTTAAATCCCAATCCACGTTGGCGGTAGTTTGGGTTCTACCAAAGGGGTTACTGGTAAAAAGGGCGGTATTATCTTCATCAATCCCATGAACTCTTAGATCCATGTCACCACTATTAGATCCAGTAGTATCATCAACATGAAGATATATGTGTGCAGATACAACCGATCCTGAAACAGTTACGTTTGGGAAACGAATCGCCCCATCAGTATCAGTGCCACTATAATCTCCCATTCCAAAATACCCATCATTATTAAATAACGAATTAAAATAGTTGTCAGCCTCGTCGCCAGCAGGAAACATTACTTCATTAGCCATAGGTTGCTCCTGTTAAATCCAATGAAAAAATAATTAACTTTACCTTATATGTTGTTTGGGTGTATGTTGCGCTTACGTCTAGATCATCGTCATCAGCGTAACATTTTGATCTAGTAGAAACAAAAAGCCTCACTTTACTACTATCACAAAAACCACTAGCCGATCTTCCAATTAGACTTGATTCACTTGGGTCAGCACTAGAATCAACGTTACCATAGGGCATTTCATACCAAGTAGATCCAAGTTGGACATAAGCTATAAAAAAGGGTTGGTAGCCAAGATTATGATTAAAATCTACATATCCACCAGACTCTTGATTTTGAGAATCAATAGAGGCCCTATTTAAAGGTAAAGTAATACTTTCTTCTGAAAATTTATGAACATTGTGAAATTGCAGGGCTTTGTAATCACTAGAAAAAGTTAAATCATATTCCTCGGCTGTTTTGACATCTTTACCCTTCTTTGAAATCCACAGTCCATATTCACTGGCAGTTAAACCACTAACACCAGATGCACTTAGGGCTGGATCAACACAAAGAATATATCTAAAATTCAAAGTCTTATTAGCAAACGACGCGTTATTGACACTCAAATCTATTTGACCATCTGTCGATATGGCTTGAATATACTCAATATTTTGATTTTCATACCAATTATTTAGACTTCCAATGGGAAAAAAACAATTACTATATGTATTATTGTCTGCATCGAACCAATCTCTGGTGTCTCCCTTTAAAAAAATAAAATATGCTGGTTTATAATTTAAATTATGAGAAATAGTGGCACTACCAACTCCAGATCCATTGCAAACCATACTAATGTCTGCAATCTTGAAAGACTTTAAAACTGGACTATCCCCATTAAAAAATAAGTCTTTGTCTGCGGTGGTCTTAACATCGTCTCCTTTATTGGAAATTTTAAAAACATAATCTGACATAGTGCTAACTTGGTTTTCTACCTAATAAAACCCTGTCATCATCTTCATCGGCAATAAGAATATTTCTCTCTTCTCCATCAAGTTTTATCTTATTATCACCCACAATCACCTCGCCGCCAATTAAAGTTCCTGCTTGGATAGTTCCCTTAAAAGTTGCATCGCCAGTTGTGGCATCTAGTACAAAAGTATTAATTCCACTTTCGTCTCTAGCTGTGATTCCGTTAGGAGTAATGCGTAAATCACCACTCACTCCAGGTGTATATTTACCAATCTGAAAACCACCGCTTTGTTCTAGAGTAAATTCTTGTAAAACCCTCTTTGACTTAGTATTTAGGGCAGAACTTAATAACTCAACCGCAACTCGTTTTTGAGGCACATCATTATCTTTAATCTTCTCAGAACTAAAATTGCCACCAGACTTACTTTGAGTAGTCTCTAAAACCATTCCCTCACCCTCTACTGGGAGTGGAATCTCATCAATTGTCTTTGGTGTATAAACCTTTTCATTTGGCATCTTGATCGAATCTTACTTTTAATGAGTGTACCTCTGGGCTACTGTTTCCAGTTGGGTTCAATACTACTCTTGGTTCAAATATTTCTCCCTCGGAGGCAATTAAGAAAACAGACTTCTGCTCACCTTCTTGGGTAAATTGTGCTACCTCACCCTCCATCTTAGCCTGTACAAAACTACCAGTCTTATTTACACGATACCAGAACTCTAAAGACTCACCATCATTAATCGGAGCTGAAAATATCTCAGCGGTTTGCCAACTAGTAATTTGTCCAGCCTTCTTAACTGGAGCTTTAAAGTCTAGGCCCTCATAAACACCGATAGCTTTTTCAGAAGAATCAACTGCCTTAACTCCAAAATCAGTTCCGTCTCTGTAACTGACTAAAATAGTCCCGTTAGCGTTAAAAATACCGCCCAATTCGTCTGCATCTAAGGCATACTCTAGATTCATTACTTTAGGGTGGTTTTTATTTTTTCTTCCCCAGGAATAAATACCTCCATAGCCTGTATCGGCATCATAGACCGCAAACATCGCCATGTTCCCTACTGCTTGCTTATCAATATATGAGAGTGCGTTTTGTTCCCACTCAAATAGCTCAGCCACATTAACTAAGTTACAAACCCCACTTGGATTAACTTGACCACCTCCAGGGAATCTCTTAATTGGAGCTGAAGCAGACATATTGGTGAAATAAATCTCACCATCTGTTCCCACTTGGATAATTGGGTCTTCGGCATCAATTGCTGCGTTAACACCTTTTCCAGCCTCACCCGCTTTGTGAGTACCAATAATTGCCCGCCCATTTCTTTCTACAATAGTCTTAGCCACTCTTCCAGGAATTAAGTTTAAGGCTTCGTTGGTAAAAGAATCATCATATCCAACCATCGCCAACCAGTTTCCGTTACAGATTACCAACGCACCGCCAGACTCTCTCATTGAGTGCCAGTCAGCTTGATTTAAGTTATCATTAACCTCAGTCACATCATTCCACTCAGAGTCACCTGGCAATTCTTTTCTCTTTAACTTCCTACCAACTGTCCAGTAGAGATATGTTTTATTTGCATCAGAGTACCATTCAGCCGCACCAGTTATTCCACCATCGGCATCCTTATAAACCCTCTGTACGAAACCATCATCGTCTCTACGATAGATATATCCAGTATTGCCGAACTGATAGGTGTAACCATCTGATCCTTTAACCATCCACCTAACTAAATCGCGGTAAACGGAGGTAATGGCATAAGAAATACTTGGACTTAGTGAAGGAGAAGCACTTGGGGTTGGACTAGGGCTTGGTGACTCTGAAGCACTTGGAGAAGCTGAGGCACTTGGACTTGGTGTTGGGCTTGGACTAAGTGAGGGTGAAGGTGATGGTGAACGACTCACACTAGCACTAGGAGATACTGATGCACTAGCTGATCTGCTCTCATCAAGTAAACCCTCTTCTGTCAGGCTTTGATTACAGGTTAGAGTATCTTTAACTTTTCTGATGTTTAGGTTTTTACCAAACTTAAACGCACCAGATATACCTTTGTCCTCATAATCTGAGATTCCGCCTCTGAAGCTGGTGATTTCGTAAACTGGAATGATCCTACCCTCCTCTCTGAGAAAAATTATGTCCCCAGGAAGAAACATTATCTGGTAGCTCCCTACCAAAAGTTATTTTGTAATGACAAGCCATACAAAGTGTCCTACAGTTATTTATATCAAACCTTAATTCTACATAATCTTTCCACGATTGGATATGATCTACTTGTAAATCACCACCTCTTTCGTGACACATCTGGCAAGTATAATCATCTCTCTCTAAAACTGTTTTTTGAATTGTATTTCTAAACTTTTCCCTCTCTAATTTATTTTCTGAAGTTAACCCACCTTTCCAATTAGGATGATTCTCACCAGACATATATGGTCTTTTCTTTCCATATAAATAATGATTTTCTCCACTATTTTGTCTTTTACTACAATCACCACATTTTTTTGCGGTATAAGTAGATAGTTCTTTTTCACAAATAGAACATTTTGGCTTTCCACCAATCCATTTATTATTATTTTCACCACTTATCTCAGGTCTTGATTTACCATAAGCCCAATGATTCTCTCCAGAATAATGGTCGCTTTGACATTTTCTAGAGCAAAACAATCCTCTACGCTTTTTTTTATCGTTTAATCTCCAACGATCAATCTCAAACTCTTTTTCACAATTTTTACAAATTCTGTTTACTTTTGGCATATCTTATTTCTAGCAAACAAAACTACTTATTAGCAACGCTTTCTCGGGTATTTTGCTGAATAAGTATTACTTTGTGATGAATACTTTGAATTATAGTTGGTGGTTTTAGCTGAATACTTATCGCTGTAGTTAGTAGTTTTCTCATCATACTTATCAGTAAAAACTGCTAAAAAGCAAAACTGCACCAAATCAATTGAAAGAGAAGTTTCACCCGCTGGGGAAGAACTTGCAGAGAATGATGAGCTAGGACTTATTGAAGATGATGGGCTCAAAGATTCAGAGATAGACGGCGACGCAGAGAATGATGAGCTTGGTGATTGAGATGAGCTTGGTGAGGCACTTGGACTAGTTGCTATAACAGAAAACGTACCATTACTCGTAAATTTATGTACCTTATAATCTCCATCTGTAGTAATTGTTCCGCCTGTTGCTGTAAGACTAGATGCTAAATATCTAAGAATAACTACTCCATCACCACCATCAGCACCATTACCTCCTCCTCCACCTAAACCATCTGTTCCTGCTGTCCCAACATTTGATCCACCATTACCACCACCACCCGAACCACCAGTGCCTGGAGTTACATTTGATCCACCACCTCCACCACCTGCGTAAGTTACTGATGCTCCAGTAATAGAGTTAGCAGTTCCATTTCCTCCGTTTCCTCCAGTTGTGCTTGTGGCATTAGCACCAGCAGCTCCAGCACCACCTCCACCACCGCCTTCGGCTGGCACTGAGTCAGGATCATCAGCTCCATTACCACCAGCGTTAGTTCCACTTCCATTAGCTGCTCCACCAGTACCAGAGGATGTAGCACCTCCTCCTCCAGAGCCACCTTGTTTTCCATTTCTATAGCTAGCAGTTGTCGAGTTTCCATGTCCACCACCACCACCACCAGTTGAAGTTATAGTATCAAAAATTGAGTTTCCGCCATTATCACCCTGAACATCATCAGTTGCTCCAGCAGGAGCAGTTCCACCACTACCGACAGTTATTGAGTAATCTTGAACAGTGACAGCATGTCCAGACCCAGATAAAAGTTGTCCAGCACCACCACCACCTGCGTAGTAAGCTTGTGAGTCTTTATTAACTCCACCAGAGCCTCCTCCACCGACGACTAGATATTCAACTGTTGCTGACATTTTCCCCTTTATACATTGTACTGATACACCCTAAAAGCTACTTCATAATCATCATCATAATAATCAGCCACATTAGATGTTATTGTGTATTTTAAATCAAAATCTTCATCCATGGCCGCGCTATTATTTGAAGTCAGAGTTTCCCAAGATGCAGTATCAACATTCCAAACCTGCAAGTAAACTGGGGAAGCAACTGGAGCATAAGAACTCTTAGCATTAATTTTAACTTTAATTTGGTCTTTAGGAGTATCATTTACCACCCTAAATTGATGAACTAAATAAAAATCTGATCCAACGTTGGGTACATAAACCCCATTATCAGTTGAGACATATTCCTCATCTAATTCACCATAAAGAATACCCAGATTATCTTTGGTGGTTGGTAAGGCATCAAGAGATTCGTATGAGTACATCCCAGAGCCAAGTGGTTGACTTGGACTAATGGATATAGACTCACTAGATGATGGAGATACTGAGGGAGACAATGACGGCGATAGAGATAAGCTGAGTGATGGGCTAGCGGACTCTGTAGCACTAGGACTCAATGACTCAGACAAGCTTAATGATAGAGATGGAGAAGAGCTTGGTGTCGCTGATGGTGACAGAGAAGGGCTTAATGATGGACTTGCTGATGGAGATCCAGAAGCACTCGGAGATAGACTAATACTTGCTGATTCGGATACAGATGGAGATGCTGAGACAGATACAGACGGACTCAAACTTATACTAGCTGATTCACTCACACTAGGACTCAATGACTCTGATGAGCTAGGACTTACTGAAGATGATGGACTTAAACTAACTGATGTTGAAGGGCTTGGCGACTCACTTGCTGAAACAGATATACTGGGAGACAAACTAGGACTCAAACTAATGCTCGAGCTAGGACTCTGTGATGATGAGGGGCTAGGAGATTCAGAGACACTAGGTGACAAAGAAACACTAACAGACTCACTAACCGACTCACTCACACTTGGGGATAAACTTACACTAATACTGGGAGATGGTGATTCAGACGAACTAGGACTCTGAGAACTTGATGGACTAGGAGATTCTGAAGATGATGGTGATAAAGAGATACTCAGACTCTCACTAACTGACGGAGATAGACTTACGCTAGTAGATGGGCTAGGAGACAAGGAACTAGATGGCGATAGCGACTCACTTAAGCTCGGACTAGGTGAATCAGAAGCAGAAACAGATACCGAAGGACTTGGGGACAATGATAAAGACGGACTTAGTGATATAGAAAGAGATTCACTAGATGATGGACTAACAGATGCAGATTCACTAGACGAGGGACTTAAAGATGGAGACAGAGATGGTGATGGTGATGGGAATGTTACTGACCAGAAATCTGTAGATAGTGTTTCTGCCGCACCGCTAGGGCTAGGAGATAGGGAGACACTCAATGACTCTGATGAGCTAGGACTTACTGACGAACTTGGTGACAATGATATAGAAAGAGATTCACTTATACTTGGGGAAAGAGATGATGACAAAGACTCACTTAAACTGGGGCTTGGAGATAGGGAACTAGATGGAGATAGGGATGGCGATAGAGATGGTGATGGTGATCCTTCTTCAGCTCCATATACATAAAATACAGTGTCATTACTAGAGTTAGCAACCCAATCATTAGATGTGTATTGACAATAATTTCCACCATGTGTTGGGGATGAATTGTCAAAACCAATATAGAAATAATTGCTTCCATCGCCTCCAGAATAAGTTACTACAACAATATATTTTGTGGTATCTGTTAAAGTTATTCTATCAGCACCAGTAAAATCAAAAGTTATCAACTCCAACGCAGATGTTGATAATGTAGAAACGTCAACGGCATCAGACGTAGCTAAAACAGATCCAGTAGGTTCTGATGATGTTCCATAAGTTCCAGTATGTGCATAAATCTCGGCATATGCATTTCCAGTTGGAGATCCAGTTTTGTACCCTATATAGAAAACAGCTCTATCTAATTCAGACCCATCCCCAGTAAAAGACTGACCAACACTAGTTCTAGTTGTTGACGAAATTACCTGAATTACGTTTTGATTTGATTCGCTATAACTATCAATAGCTGCCATTACACTGCCTCCTGGTATATTCTGCAAGAAATAACATTGCTGGCATTTTTGTAATTGGTTGTGTCGTTTATATCAGCAGTTAAAGAAAAGTCGGTGTCTACAGCAGACGTGCTGTCACTATCTACTGTTTCCCAAGCTGGAGTGTCATGGTTATAAATTTGTAAAGCTACTGTGGAAACACTTGGGGCTAGGGTTGTTTGACCCTCCCACTCCAAATGACAAGTTGAACTAGAACCAATAAAATCCTTGTATTGATGGATCATATGTTGTCCTGTTGCAGATTGTCCCACCCTAACATCGTTTTTGGTTGATACATCAGTTACATCTTGACCAGAATATTGTGTTTCTAAATCTGTATCATCTCCTGGTAGAGCTGCTTCATCTCCTCTTGTGTAGAGCTGATAACCCACACTTGGAGAAGGTGAGATGGATAAACTTGGAGATAAAGATGGACTTAGTGATTCACTTAATGACTCACTCACACTTGGGGATAAACTTGGTGATGGCGACTCACTAGATGATGGGGAAAGACTAATACTTGAGCTTGGTGATTGAGATGAGCTTGGAGATAAGGATATAGATAGCGACTCAGATACGGACGGACTTAAGCTAATACTTAGAGAAGGGCTTAATGATGGACTTAGAGAGACACTAGAAGAAGGACTCTGACTAGATGATGGGCTTAGCGACGGACTCAAACTAACTGATACTGACGGACTGGGAGAGATACTTGAAGAAGCACTAAGTGATGGGGAAAGACTAGGAGATAGAGAAACACTCACAGATGGAGATAGAGAAACACTCACAGATGGAGATGGAGATTCACTTGCAGAAGGCGAACTAGATCCTACAGTTAGGTATCTAATAACAACAACACCAGATCCACCAGCTGCACCATTGTCACTACCACCCCCACCACCGCCACCTGAGCCAGTATTAGCAGTACCAGCAGTAGGAGCTGGACTATCTGCATCACCGTCGTTTGATTTACCACCATTACCACCGACACCAGATCCACCAGTACCAATTGTCCATGATGTACTAAATGCTGCACCCCCACCCCCACCCCCATACCATTTAGCAGATCCAGAGATACTATTAGAAGTTCCAATACCACCATTACCACCGACACTGTTAGTACCATTAACACCAGCGCCACCAGTACCACCGCCACCACCAGCAGACCAATTAGTCGTATATCCAGCACCACCGTCATAGTGAATAGAGCCAGTACCGCCGTTACTTACAGCGTTACCACCACCTCCACCACCAGATGCACCAGATCTACCAGTGGCAGTCCAACCAGCACCACCGCCACCTCCTACGGATGTCTTTATTGCTCCAAAGATCGTACTACCACCATCTCCACCAGCTCCATTTGGAGTACCGCCAGCGCCGCCAGCGCCAATTGTAATACTGTGTCCTTCTGCGGAAATTTCATATCCAGTAGTGTAACTATATTCACCAGCACCACCACCACCTCCTACGGATGATCCACCACCTCCACCTCCACCAACAACTAGATAATCTATCTTTAGAGTTTCTTCTGGGGTAAAAGTACCATTGCTAGTAAAAGTGTGGATTGTATAAGAACCATCAGTAGTTATAGTTCCACCCGTAGCTCGAGCCATATATAAATATAATACGAAACTAAACCATTTCTACGCAAATTACTTAGAACCAATAAAATTAAAATCTTCAGATTTCCAGCCTGGTATCTTATCAAAAGTAGTCTCTCTCCAGTTACGACAACTCCTCTCGCTTCTAAATTGATCTTTACTCCAACGACTCTCGGTTATATTGTTGTCGTGTCTTAAATCAAGTATTGGTTGAGCTGATCTCCACTCTCCAGCCCTAAAATCATCAACTCTATCATCTCTATTATGTGTACCAGGTTCAAACCCAATCCTACGAGCTAGACTATCAGAGTAGCCCTCTGTTTCCAACTTTTTAACTACTTTACGGTAGTGGTCTAGGAGTAACTCCCGATAACCACAAATTGCTAGTGCTAAGTGGGTGTCGTACTGCACTGCATGGCCATCTGACGTTCTAACTCTCCACCAGTTTTTGTTGTAGTAATAGACATCTTTTTTAGGGGGTACAAAGTCAAAATGAGACTTATGATAAAGTACATCGTCCTCGCAAAAGAAAATAATCTTAGCTGTAGATTTCTCTAGTGCCATTAAGATCTTTTTAAAATATTCTAAGTATGTGCCATCGGTATTAAGTGTGTAGTTTTTTCCAAACTTCATTGGTTTTGATGAGACACTTACAATTGGTAGTTGAGATGCTGCAATATGTTTGCGGCACTCATGTCCAATTTTCATATTCACCTTATTTCTAGTGTAATAGATGATCCCTTTATCTTGATCTTCTGGCACACTCCCACCTATCTTTGCTAGTTCTTTCTTATCCCATCCTGGTACTGGCCAGAATCTCTCAATCAACCATGATAAGGGATGTTTTTGACCCTTCCAAGTTCCTTTGCGCCACATATTCTGAGAATGTTTTCTAGCATTGGCAACCTGATTTCCTGATTGTGGATAAGGAAAAGTAAAATCTCCACCTTGAGTTCTAAATAGATGAGCGAACCAAGACTTTTTACTAGTCATCATCTTTCCACCAGATAGCCAAGACTTACAAGCTAATTCTGTTCCCATTTGACCCCAAGAGCCATGTTTTTCATCCATTCCACCAATATCCCAGTATCTATCTCGATGTAAAAACCAACAAGCACCCAAGCATGACATGGTAGGAACAACATCGCCCTCATGTTCTTTTCTTTTCTTGAAAGCAGACCAGTACTGAAAATGTAAATCTGAGTCAAATCTCCAGGTAGTAGTTTTACGATGCCATCTAGGCTTCCAGACCATAACTCTTTTGAAGCTCTGGCTTTTACATTTCTCATTTTTCTTTCTACTTTCTCCTGGCTCAAGGCATTCAGTTGGCTTTTTACCCTGATACCACTCGTTTCCACACTCATTACACTTCCAGTTAAAAGCATGAAGGTTGTATTGAGTAGGTATTACTGTCCAGTCGTAGTCGCATTTACTTATCAACTCCACATCAAAACCCTCACTCAATATACAATGAGCGTCCAATTTCATGATGAATTTAGCTTTAGAGAGTTTAGCGGCTTCGTTAATTGCCGCCCTCTGGCCGACTGATTCCTTATGGTAGAGAACGGTTACATCTTGATGATCCTCAAGTGGAGGATTGGCCCATGCACCATCTAGAATCACGATTACTTCAGTTTTACCCCTACGCTTATCCAGCACATCCTCGACTGTTCTCTTAAGAAACTCCTCATTTCTTGCAGTAATTAAGACTGAGAGATCGTATTTCATTTTTTCCATGATGGTTTGTAAGGCACTAGTTGTTGTTTATTATCATAATCCATGCGCCAATAGTAAGCGTTCTTCTCAATTAAAAACTCAAGTCCCTCTAGTGGCTTTCCAATCCGTCTCATTTTGTAAGCTAGAGCATTCATGTCTTTGGGTAAGCACTTGCCAGACCAACCACGATTGTGGCGGTATACATTTGAGTGGGTTCTTAGGACTCTCGGATCTAAGACTAACCCTTCTCTTACTGCCTGGAAACTAGCCCCAAGCGCTTCACATTGGTCAGCAACATCGTTCCAGTAGTCAACCAAAGTCATTAAGTATTTATTCTCGTTATATTTGATAATTTCAGCCTCATCATGGCTAATAAGTAGTATAGGTGCGTTTGCATGAAGCACAGTCATAAAGTACTCAGCCACCTTCTCTCTGGCTTTCTTACTACCCCCAATAATTTGGAAAGCATCTCTACGAGGCTCAAGTAGGGGATGACCAAGGGTTTCTCCCACATACTCAGGACTCATACAAACTGGCACATTATATTCCATCTCCAATCGTTTACATGTTCCGATCTCAACTGTAGACTTAACTAAAAAGATATCCACAATTTCACGATAGTTTTCAACTGATTTTTCCACAATTGAAACATCGCATTGACCAGTTTCAGGATTCATTGGAGTTGGAGTACCAATAATCGCTAAGTCATATGGTCTATCCATTTTTACTTCTTCATTAGTGGCAACACCCTTAATAACTCCGTTGCTTTCTACATAGTGTGCGTTCTTAAAATAAGACGCCATATACTGACCAACCCATCCATAGCCGATTAACAGCACGTGAGGCTCTTTATTTACCACATCGCTATCTGGTTGTGGTTTCCCAAGTTCTTTAGCCATGATAACTCCCTATAATTACTTAATATTGTTGTATTTGGTTTAACTTTAGTAAAATCAAATCTATACTTAAATAATGGATAAATCTTGGTATATCCATAGAATCTATTTATCTCTGGTTCGCTATCGTGCATTAAAATATATTCTGCGTTATCTTTTAATCTTTTAGCCTCAACCCTTCGTCTCATTGCTGGACGATGGTCAATTAGAACCATTCCCCACTGAATTTGATCAATATCAGCGCTATCCCAATCTTCAATTAATTCAAGTCGGTGGCTCTTGGTTTCAAAGTCTTTAAACTTATTTAACCATTTTTCATCAGTTTCTAGTGATAAGAGTTTAATTCCATTAGTCTTACAGTACCAGTGGAGCAGTGGTGTTGAGTTATATCCCACACCCAGTTCCAGCACGGGACGATGGACTCTTTTTAATACTTCTAATAGAACAGGGATGTGAGAGCCAGATAGTACAGTAGTTTTACTCATAATACATTTTTACGATATCTTCAGCTCTACCCCAGTCGGCAAGCTCAATGATTCGCAAGTCTCCTAATTTCTTTCTACTTCCATGATTAAGATACCCAAAAGCATGTTCGTGTGTAAAGACCACGCTTGGAATCCAAGAAAAGAACTTGAAGGTCTCTCTTTGGGTGACACCCAGCAAGTTTTCATAGCGACCTGGATCTCCCCAATACTTAATTATCTGCTCCTCAGTTTTACCCTGAGCAATTAACTCATCAAATCTCTTAAATCTCTCTTCTAACGCCTCAATTAGCATTTTTCGTGGTGCAATTAGCTGATTAACTACCATTCTTTTGCTTCTAAATGAGAACTGTGGTGGTTTAGTCCATGTGAAAATAGAAACTTTATTCATATCATACAGAAAAACATCTTTTTCATAGTCTTTTGGCTTAATCCAACGCTTAAAGTTGAAATGAGAGTCACTATAAAGGATGTCATCCTCAGCCATTGCAACATAAGCCGTTTTTGCCGCCTTACAGCCTGTTAATATCTGGCGATAGATGTTTAAGTGTGATCTCCCAATGTCCCCAACACAGATATTTTCCCCAAAATCCATGGGTTTTTGTGAAACACTAATTAAATGATTATCCCCCACCGCTTTTACTAGTTGTTCCCTTGTTTTTGCTACAAACTTAGGATTATGCTCATCCAAATAATTGCTGGTGTAGTAGATTACTGTTAAATCACTCATTATTGTGCTTCCTCACTGCTTCTTTATAACTTTTAGCCTCTATCTTCTTCCCACACTTACAGGTGTAGACGTACATTTTTGTTTCTGAGTTGTATCCTCTCAATCTCTCAATCTTATGTTGCATCTCTATCTCTCATCGGTTCTTTACTTCCCAATCATAATTAAACTCATCGTAAGGAAGCCGCATAATCTCATATGGATCGTGAGGAATATCAGTTACATTAACTACCATTGCCTCCTCAGTTCCAATTCCCATAAATCCGTTCCAAATCCCAGGCTTAATACTCACCATTGAGTAATTTCTGTCCCCAATATAAATTTCTTTAAATTCTAATTTATCAAAGACCACTAACTTAATATTTCCTTTTACAACTGCATAGTTGAGGGTCATTTTTGAGTGGTAGTGCCATGCTTTTACTACCCCTGGATAAACAGTTGAGACATAAACCTCACCAAACTTATCAAACATCGGAGAATCATTGCGCATGATGTGGAAGATAGATCCTCTATCGTCTGGAATCTTCTTTAGTGGAGTAATGGTTACACCTTTCATAGATAGTCCAATGGTAGTTTAACTGGTAAGTCTGTTTTTGATAGATACGCTTTTTTCACGTCTGGTTTACTCATCTTAGCTAAATCATAGATTGTTTTTCTACCCGTGCCAACATTAGTTACTATGCTAGACTTCTTATCCCAATTGGCAATCTTAGTCAGAATCATTGGTACAATCACATCGACATAATCACCAGTAGTCCATTGATCTACCCAAGCACGGTCATGATTGTAAGGGCGAGGTTTAAAGAGTGTACGAATACACAGGTAGGGATGTTTTAGCGCACCCTCTGAGGCTACCTTAGACCAGGAATAAACATTTTGAGGATTGTAAATATACTCAGTTGAGATATGTACCATTGGAATTCCATTAAAATAATTAGCTAAATTAGAAACTCCAAAGAAATTAATGTCATAACACCTGTCTGGGTCTTTCTCTGCACCAGCCACATCTGTATAGCCAGACGCATTGATGATTAGCTCATAATCTTTAGACCAAGTAAATTGCTTAGTGATATCTAACTTCTTACTGCTTGGAGCATCACACTTAATGTACTTTTGTAATTCAGTTCCTAGTTTGCCAGTGCCGCCGATTAAAAGGATTTTCATTTACTCAGTTCCTTAATAGCTTTTCTAGTTTTGTGTTTGTCGTCTTGAAGTGAGTAGCCTCTACCTTTAGTCTTGTGCCAGTGTGCATACCAGGTTTTAGTGTTTCTCATTACTTTACCCCCAGCTTTTTGGCATTTAAAGCCCATTTCTTGAGCTTCTTGCCAGAATGAGCCATAGGTTTCTTCATCCATGAGTCCGAGTTTATTAAAATAGCTTTTAACCATAAACCAGCAAGACCCCTGGAAACTCTCGGTGGGAATTAAAGCATTGTCTTGTCTTTCTTTAGTAGGTACTGCTTGGAGGTCTTTATTTAGTTTCATTACATCAATTGGGTATTTGTCATCAGTTCGCTCCTCAATAGCCCATTTTTCAACATCTAAAGCATATCTGCGGGGTATTACAATCCAATCTTCTCTCATGTCTTTGATTAGTCTCTCGTCAAAACCGTCATCAAACATACAGTGGGCATCAGTTTTCATGATGTATTCACCCTTAGAAATAGCAACGCCCATGTTAATAGCGTTTCTCATGCCTCTAGCTTTCCCATAATGGAGATAGTGGACTCGTTTATCATCCACGATGTCATCACACCAATAACCATCTAGTACGGCAATTATTTCAATATCGCCTCTAGCTTTAGAAAGTAAATCTTTAATCGTATGGGATAAATACGGCTCATTCCGCGAAGGAATGATAACTGAAATCATGCCTCTATTTAAGCACAATTACTTCTCGACGACAACTATTGTAGCGCCAGCCTCACGACCAGCTAAGTGTACTCGAGTAAACATGCGACCATCGTCATCAACTGGTACTGTAATTAAAACTCGCTGACCTGCTGGGATAATCTCATCAAAGTTATTTTCGGTTGCGAAATCAGTGTCAGAAGTAGCCCAATGCAAATACACATCTTTAGAAATAGCATAAACACTAATCATCGTGGTATCAGCATTAAGAGAAATTAAGAATGAACCCACCTCAAGGACTTTAATTGTCTGAGCTAGAGCAACTGCGGCTGGCTCAACTACCTGTAGGATTCTTCCGTCTTTATCATCTCGCTGTTGTGGTTTAGGCATAAATTACTCCTAGAATGGGAAACTTGGGCTTGGTGACTCTGAAGCACTAGCAGATGCGCTAGGACTGGTTGAGGCACTAGGACTCAAGCTAACTGATAATGATGGGCTAAGTGATGAGCTTAAGCTTTCACTTACTGAAGGACTCAATGATTCACTTACTGAGGGACTTAGCGAAGGCGAGAGACTGACCGACACTGACGGACTGACTGAAGCCGATGCTGAGACCGAAGGACTGAGTGAGACTGAGACACTTGGCGATAAGCTTGGAGAAGCACTTGGAGAAGAGCTTGCACTTGGCGATAAACTTGCACTTAAACTTGGTGACAGAGATACTGACACCGAAGGACTTAAGGAAGGACTTGCACTTACAGATACTGAAGGACTGAGAGACTCGGACACACTTGGTGACGGACTCTCTGAAGCACTTACAGATACACTTGGCGATAGAGATACAGATACGCTCGGAGATTGACTTGCACTTGGTGATAAGGACACCGAGACACTTGGGCTTTGTGAAGCACTTGGGCTTGGTGACTCTGAGGCGGATGGAGAAGCTGATGCACTTGGTGATAAGGATGGTGACAAACTTACCGATAGTGATGGGCTTAAACTTGGAGATAAACTTGGTGAGGCACTTGGACTTGGAGAAGATGATACAACTTGACCACCTAATTGAGACCAGACCGCACTAGTAATAGTACCAGTATTAATATAAATAATCATTGAACCAGATTCATTAATTTTTCTAAAGGTAGCTCCAACTAAGAATCCTGAATAACCTGTGGGGAGGGTGTTTCCCTCTGCTTCTAAAATATTTCCACTATAAACGTGTTTTTGAGGGGTATGCGCACCCTCTGTGTCATAGCGGTGGACTTTATTGGTCCTGTATGGAGCTAGAGCAGTCAGAAAATCTGTCTCTGCTGTAGTTCTATAATCAGAATCAATCGCTTCAATGCGATCTAATTCATCTTGTGTAGATTTTGGTAAGTCTGCTTTTAGCTCAAAACTTGGCATAAATTAATTTCCTCTAGGGTGGGGGGCTAGCCCTCGCCAGCCCCCCCTACTTCTATTCTTTAGACATCAAATGTCCAGAATCCTTCGGTTGCAAAATGACGACGTGCGTCAGTCACTTTAGCACCATATACAAAGAGGTCTTTGTATGCTGATCCGAAGTCACCAGTCAAATCTTCTTCAATGTCTGCGGCTAATAGCTTCTCAGCGAAAGTACACCAATTGGGGTGTCCAGCTAAGACTCTGAAGCCGTCGGTGTTATCACCTGTTAAGCGGTTGGATTTGAACAACTTAAACCCATCGAGTTCACCCATGTAACCTTTTTTAACAAGATCACGATAGACTTCATCGACGTGTAGTGCTACTCCAGAAGCTCTCTTCAAAACAGAGAAGAACTTAGGAGGGGCAACTAACCATCTGCCCTCATCTGGAACGGCGTTGTTTGAATACAACTCAGCCTCATCAAGTTTTTCCCTCAAAGCGCTAACTTTTTGGAAAAGGTTAGATGTGGTGATTTGTAGAGCGCTGACAGCTTCAATGGTGTAAGAAGCACCTGCGCCGATAGCTCCACCTGAGTAGGTTGAGTCAACATCATCCAAATCATCTTCAATAGTGATAGTAGTAGCATTGGTGAAAGTGGCCACACGATACCATCGAGAATGACCAGTGGCTTTAAAGCCTCTACCAACCATAGCTGCTGTGAAAGTAGTACCATTACCTGTTACGTTACCAGAAGCGTCAACTTCGACATCTCCAGTAGTGTAATCAGTACCAACTCTGTTTCCAGCTCCAACATCTCCATAAAGACCAAAAACATATTCATCCATGTTCTTATTTCTTTCTTGAGCTTTTTGAGCCACAACTGTGGAATGAGGATCTTTAATATAAGATGCCCATTTATCAATGGTGTATTCTTTCCAGTAGAAAGACTTCTTCACATTAATATTCAATTGAGCATTTTGTTCATACAGATCATCTGCTGATAACCCACCTTTAGTGTAGGTTTGCTCTGAAATCCTATCAAAGTTCAGAATATTTAATAATGAGCCGATTTTATTAATCTCGCCCTCGTAATCACGATTGACCACGACATCAGTCAAAGACTTGTCGTACATCTCCATCATGAGTTTTTGGGAGAAACCTTCGGCGACTTTTGTTGCGTATGCTGACATAACGCACCTCCTTAAATAATTGTTACTGACTTGAACCAGTCCCAATTAGGGGTTAGGAAGTCGCTACCATTAAAATACGAAAGATTTCTAATTCATGTCAAGCTGGGTTTTATAGAGACTCAATTTTACCAGCCTTAGTGTAAGACAACCACTTCTTGTAATCGGTGTTTCTAAGCTTTCTACCTTCTTCAAGAGTGAGCTTGCCAGTGTTTTGTTTTCTCTTCTGATTATCACCGCCAGTACCAATTTCAAACATCTTACCTTTTTTCTTAACGGGGGCTTTCTGATTAACTTCCCATAAGAAGGATGAAACAATATCATTTAAGTCTGCACCCCTGCGACTTGGTTTAGTGGCAAATACTTTAAACTCTTCTTGTTTTCCCTCTAGGGTGGTAAATTTAGCAAGAGTAGCTGGATCATTTGTAAATACATCTACTTTCTTATTCCATGCCTCAGCGTCTTTATTTTCAACTGAGATTTTATTAAGAGCCTCAATTCGCTTATTATTAATAGCGTTGTCACGAGCTAACCTCTTTTCCAAGTCGCTCATCACGTCCCAATCACTATATTCAGCTTGTAGTTCCTCATCAGTAACTTCGGCGCTTAGAGCTTCTTCGATTGCTTCATCTTTCTTCTTGTTCTTATTATGAAGAATTTGAGCTTCTTTAGTGGATTGGATGAACTTATCTTTGTAATCTACTTCTTCAGGATCTTCAATTTCTTCAGGATCTTCTACCTCTTCTTTATCCTCAGTCTCGGTAGGCTCTTCTTCTTCAACAACTTCTTCAGGATCTTCAATTTCTTCTTCAACAACTTCTTCGTTAGTAATATCTTTATTCTTTAGAGCCTCAGCTTCTTCAAGAGCTTTGAGTGCGTTAGCTTCTAGTTCCTCTTTAGAGGGTTTAATATGATTATCTGTCATGATTCAGTCCTTTTTTAGGGTTAGAATTATTTATTATTTAGTTTTCTTTTTCTTAGTTGGTTTTTTCTTAGGTGCTAAAACATCTTCAAATTTATCTAGTTGTTCTGGTGACAAGTAAGATCTTCTAGCGCGTAGAAAATCAATATTAGCTTTATTTAGTTCGTGGGGTTCTCTAACAACAATATTGTCTAGAGTCTTTTGTGATATTTCGTCCATATTCCAGTCCTTTCTTTAGGGTTAGGTATATTCAAGATACTTAAAATTTATCTATTTGTCAACTTTACTCACCATTCCAGCTAGCATACTTTCTATGGCCTTGCTAGTTTTATTAGGTTTATCTAATATTGCCTCGAGCAACACATAGTTGTGAAGTCTAGCTTTGAGGTAAACATCTTTCATTTTATCTTTTTGGCTGCTGGTGTCGGTCATACTTACTAGATCAAGGGCAACTGACTCTCTCATTGAGGAGATGTATTCTCTAATTTTATTGATATCTATTCCACCCTTACCCATAGCATCAACCATTACATGTAGGGTAGCTCTTTCTTCTTGGTTGAGATCTTCGTATTCTAGACCGTAAGGTTTGAGAATTTTATCTAACATAACTTTATTATGCTCCTAATGCGCTATTAATACAATATTAAATTACTTACTGAGTCGGCGTAGGTGCTACTGGTGCTTGAGCTGGTTGAGCTAGTTGGGTTTGATCTAGGTTTTGTTGTTGATTAACTAATTCTAACCTTTGTTTTTCAGCCTCCATCACATCATTAATTTCCTCTGGTTTAAGATCAGCGAACTCTAAGAGTTTCCTTTGATATATTTCCATGAGTTTTTGATTACCAGGAATTAAAGTAACTGTAGCGTTTAGTTTTTGTAATGCTTCACTATCTTGAGCGCTCTTCTCGTCTTGACTCCAAATCTTGCATCTATAACCAGACTTAGTCATCCAATCACTAGGCTGAATCTCTCGCTCATAAATGTCTGAGGTGTTGCGACCTTCTTTATAGATTTTAACTGCATCTAACTTATCTGCTCCAGCCTCAATTAATTTTAAGAAGATCTCACCTCGTTGCTTCCAAGCAGGAGTATAAAATTTACTCATACCCTTCACACGCTCTTTAGCTTCACCTAGTGCTAACTTAACTTCCCCTAGTGTGATTTGTCTGTCTGTTTGCGCACCTTGTTGTGTGGCAGTTGCGCCAGTAGCCTTCTCAGACATACCAACTAAGTACTCCATCTCATCTAGTGACTCTGAAAGATCGGGAATATCAACCTTACTAAATACTTCAGTTGGATTGCCTGGAACACCATACCAACCCCAAGGAATAGGATTGAAGGTGTTGGGATTAAACCCATCTTTTACTTTAGTTGAGTCATAGTAGTGCATCCCAAAGTTTCGTAGTGTTCTATTCTCAACTAGTTGGCTAAACCAGGAGTTAAGCACCTTATTGGGGGTTCTAACAATATCAGCAATAGAATCTGAATACCAATCTTGTCTCTCTAAATCATCAGCCCATGAAACATAAGGATAATGGGTTTTCCAGTAATCATCTGAGGTTTTACCAATCACCTCATCAAGAGGTTTGTCCATTAGAATAACTTGATCGTCAGCCTCAATCTTTAAGAAGAGTTCTTCTTCATCGCTACCTTCTCGCTTGTCATACATAAAGTGCATAGTTAGCTCAACAATGGTTTCACCCAAGATAGGACTAGTTTGATCAGTCATCCCCATGTCTTCCATCTTCTTGCGCTTTTCCACCTCCATCTTGGCGTTACTAGCCACTTTCACTACACCCATCTCGGTCATGTACCAGTTCTTTAGATTCTCAACTTCACTTTTATCATAATCATCATTGGCTTCAATCTGAGTTAGTGGGACGAAAATACCAGTGTGAATTAAGAATCTAGAGGTATTTAGATCAACTGGGTCTGTGTAGCGAGAAACCAGAATGTCTTGTGGGTCTTGGATTGTTTGTTTAATCTTGCCATCTACTATCTGCCATTGGTCATAACTACGCCCAAATAAAAACACTTGTCGTTTATCAATAATATCCAACAAATCCATGCGGTTTTGCTCAACTGTGTACTTCCAATACTCATTCTTAAAAGTCTCAGCTTGCTTATCATTGTCTAGATTCTCAAAGTAAAGCACTGGCATATCATCAACGTCTTTTAAGAGCGTTCTGATTGTTTGCTTCATTAGGGGAATATTGACTGATTGACGCTGGGTTAGGCGGTTAACTGTGACCTTATCTCGATAGAGGGTGTAGTTTTCTCGCCAATCATTTTGACGACGCTTACGATAGTTGTAGCCATCCTCTTTATTGTTTAAGAGTACCTGTAGTTTGGGGTCAATGGGCGTAAATTCTTCAATCATATTATTTATCTTTACAAACAAAACTATTTTTATGCAATACCTATCCTGGTAACCCTTCGTAGTATGGCTGAACGCCTCCTACCTCGTTGTTCTGCACATATTCAACTGGCTTATCAAGCTCAAAATACATCCTCATAGACATCATGTCTCCAAAGTCGGGAGAGCGACCCAAAATCTCTTTAATTTCATCCTTTGGTATTAACTGTAGTGGAGATTCAATAGAGGTTTCTTTCTTCCTCAACATAGCTTGTAAGTCCTCAATGATCATTTCTTTAGTAGTTTCATCAATATTGGCAGTAATAGCAATCTCATGCTTATTAATCTTCTCAGCCAACATAAAAGCACACTGAGAGCGCAAGTTGCGGTAATTGTCTTTTCTCTTATTCTTGGGAGATTTATCATCCTCAACTTCCAGCGCCCGACTATTGCCCACAAATCCCTTAATCCCTCTAACTGTATCAACTACACCACCACCCACACCATCATCATCAACAATGGAGTGACTATAGGGGATTCGCTCTGCTCTCAATTCTTCTCTAACATCATTAGAGGTTTGATCTATCCCTCTACCTTTTTTCCAACTAATCTTGTATAGATCTAGTCCCTTCCAATCACCAAATACAATTTTATCGCTTCCATATCTGGCCACATCTCCAGTAAAGTATTTCTTATCTGGGTCGTGTGATGAAAACCCATCTGGCTCGGGCATAGTATTAGTAAATAGATCTATGATCGAGTCATAGTCAACTAAGCTGTTATCCCCACTACTGTACTCCCAGAGTCCTAGTTTAAGTCTTGCCCTAAGTACTGGATCGCTAATCTGATCTAATCTATCTTTAGCCTGGTCTCTAGTGTATGGATTATCTTTGTAGAGTGCTTGGATGAAAGCATAGCCATCGGGTAAGTTTTTCTTGCGCCAGGGCTTGTAGAATATGCGATATAACCAGTTCTGTTCTGGGTTACAAGTCAGTAGAATCTTGGGTACTAGTAAGCCAAACTCCTGATTCTTCCACCTACCCACACGCCCCTTAAGCACATCAAAAGCCAGGAAATGAACCTCTCCAGCCTCTTCAATCCAGCCGCCAGTGTACTCAGTAGACCCAAACCTCTGGAACTGAGGATCGCTTGGTAGATACTTTAAATCAATTAGATCTATTCTAGATCCGTTAACAAACTCAATGTAGTTATATTGTCCATTAAGTGACCAATCAGAGGGGGGAATCTTGTGATGCGCGCAAACCTTTCTAAATGTAGCATAGGAGGAAGCCATGAGCCTAGTTCGCTCATTCCTACCAATAAACCATTTAGAACCTGGATAGAAATAACAGTTAGTTAGCAGCCATTCAGCACCCAGCCATGACTTACCACCTTCAGCTCCACCACCAAAGCCTAGAAACCTAGTCTTATCGTCTTGTAGTAGCTGGTATGCCAAGTGCTGTTTATGAGTTGGCTTGATCGTCGGGTAATTCATCTGGGGTAACGTAATTAAATCCTTTTATTGCCTCACCCTTAGAAGTGTGGTCAAGTTCCTTTTTGTCTCGCCAGTTCATGTTCTTTAGCGCGAATATCACACCTGTTTGATTTGGATGCCAAACTAATCTACCCTCATATACAGATTCGACCTTCTCACGAGCCTTTTTTATAATGTGTAAAAACTTATCCTTCTTATCGTAATTATAAAGCGTTTTCCTACTAATACCAATGTGATAGGCCAGTCCTGCGAGAGTCGGTTTATCTTCCACTTTAAAGTATTCATTCACCGCGTCTTCTAATTCTTCTGGAGTTTTGAAGGCTAAGGGCCTTCCGCCTTTATTTTTGTCTACCATAGACCAGTCCTTTCTTTAGGGTTAGGTAGACTCAATATAGCAGATGATTATGAGTTATGGCAAATTAGTTAATTCACTATTCCTCCAATTAGTCTTCATAGGTTTCCTTTAGTTAGTTTTCTACAATCCTATTTCTTTTAGTTGTGGTTGTTCTCATACTACTACCCAATCAGTTCCCATTAAGTCCCCATCGTTGACTATCCATTTATAAAACTCGTCATCTCTATGGATCATTAGTAATCCATTTTTGAGTAGTCCGTAGATGTCTTTATTTCCCCAAGACAGCCTACTTATTTTCTTACCCACAATGATTGCTTCCATGGCTTTTGGAAATTCTAGCTTTGTTTCAATTACTGGGCTTGGCATTGCTTATTCCCCCAAATATTAGTTGATTAATAACTACCCTAATAGTAGCATTTTTAGAGTGATAGTCAAGTAGCAATTTACTCAAGTTACACGACGCAATTGAACATAATAAGTTTTATTTCGCTGGGGCATAATGGCGCGCCTAATGTAGCCTTTTCTCAGTAGGGCATTGAGGGCATTGATTGTGGTGTAGCGTTTTATACCTTCTTTGCTCATCGCTTCTATAATTTCTTTTTGTGGGGTGGGCGTGTTTGCCTTATGCACCCAATAATCAACAAACAACATAATGTCGTGTTGGAGCTGGTTAATGTCCTTTGTATTAAGATAATCTTTACTCACAAATCCACTATATCAGCTTTTCTTTCGCTCTACAAAGTATGCAAATATTATTCCTAAGATGACTAGAATCTTAATCATTTCCCTTTATGTAATCGTAGTAGTATTGGTTTATTCTTCCTCCATAAACTTAATAATTTGCTCTCTAACGTACTCAGCTGTCATCTCAAGGGGGTGATTGTAGTCACTAAACATAGCTAGTAAATCTAGTAGTGTTTCTTGTCTTATGTCAGCTTCTGGTTTGGCTTTCATTCTTCCTTTAATATTTTTAATATATCATCTCTGTTTAAGTATTTCTTTGTGCTTACCTTACCATTGGTTATATAGGGTAGTGATTTTATTTTATTCTTTAGCTTCTGGTCTTGTTTTTGCATCCACCTATGTAAAGCGGTTGGGTTTATAACTTTATAAGTGGAGGGCATTTCATCTTCTATGATTCTAACTTCACCTACTAATTTGTTTAACTCATCGTATTTATTCATTTGATTCCTTTGCTTCTTTAACTAATTGTAGTGTTGGTGGGATTATCTTCATTCCCCTCTTTTTAGCGTATTTAAGTAGGTCTGACATGCTTACTCCTAGTTCTCCTAGTAATTCAAACATCTCTTCTGATATACGTTCAATCCTAGGTAGTGTACTGTCTGATGATGTGGTGTTAGTCATCACTCACCTTTCTTTAATTTATCTCTTAATAGTTGGAGTACTTGGTCTACTGCGTGGTTATATCCATCATGATAACTATCATCACCTCTAGAATAAGTGCCAGTTTCTAGGTTTTGTTATTCTCATATAGGGGTTAGTCCTCATCTTATAAACCTAGTTTTTTCATTTTTTTCAAAAACTCCTGACCTCTTTCATAAGAATTTATGCTCGATTGATACTCAAAGGCAATTAAATCTTCCACACTTTGCATGGCATCCCTAGAAACCCCATCTGCGAATATTCCTTTATTAAAAAGCATATCTACTAACCTCTTTGCTTGTTCTTGATAGTATTTTTCTATTTTCATATCTCTCTTTCTTTTACTAAATCATTAAACATTTCTTTTTCTTGTTCTTGAGTTGGATATTCATCATCATAATCACCATTTTGCATTTTTTTATCAATTTCAACCAATCCAGCATCTAATAAATCAAAATGAAGCTGTATTTTTGGAGTCGCTATTAAAGTATCAAAATCGTGGTAATAACCGTCTTTCGCATTTTTAATTATTGTTTTAACTTTTAATAGCTGTTCCTCGCCTATCACCGCACTTTCAAGGTCTTTGACTAAATCAATTTTTGTATTACCCATACTATTTTTCCTTTCTTGATTGTTTATTACGTTTATTAGCAGCCCTACGCTTAGCTACTTGCTTAGCTTTATGTTTATCCATATCCCTGCGGTATTGACCCATTCTCTCACTTGGGGATAACTTACGATATTTTTTAGCTTGACTTTGAGTCAAGGGAACATAGTCTTTTTTATCCTCATCTGATAAAGACTCAACAAGTTCCTGTGATACAATTTTTCCCGTACTTATTTGCATACCTCTCACCTTTCTTTAATTATTTTAATTTTTTCACACATTACACACTTAAACGGCTTCTGATAAGTCCATTGGTGTACTCCAAAGAAGTGAAGTATTTTCTCAACCAGGTTTGGATAGTAAGGTAGTGGTTTAGCCTTAGACCAGCTTCCATCCCTATTTTGTTGAATTGTTGTCATTATGTCTCCTTTTAGTTTGTCTTGTTTTCATTTAATTTATCTCTTTTCATAAAAACAGACATTCCATATGGAGAGTGAGAATGAGATGCTAGTTCCCAGCCCTCCTCCATCCTCTTCATAATCCAAAGCTCTATTTCCCCAATACTAGCATCTTTGTGCCATTCTCTATATCTTATTTCATTCATTTTAGATCTTCTCCTTTTAGTTTATCTCTTAATAGTTGGAGTTTCTTGCGTTGTTTTCTTTTTAATCCATTAAGTTCTATAGCTATGGGTATAACTTTATTAACACTATGTTTTTTACCAGAGGCATCTGTCCAAGACTCAATATATCCTTGCTTAAAATCCTCACCAATCACATCACTCTCAATAGTCTTTAATAGGTCTAGTTGGGCTTGTTTATTATTCTTTTCAACAAAATCTAGTCTCTTAGAAAATGCTTTTAACATTAAATCATAAATCCAAGTATATTTTACTTTAGTTGGGATGTCTCCGATGTCCCCTCTCCCGCAGTCTGGACACTCATGCTCATTACCAAACAACATTGTTTCACCAACTTCTTTATGAATATCTGAAAAATCCCAAGCTGTTTCCTCTAACTGCTTATTAATTGGGTTAGTCATTATTTTTTCTCCTCAATCCAAACTATTAGTATTACTGCTGTCCAGAAAGATGAGCTGACAATAGCTCCTACAGTACCTAGAAGATGCCAATTTAGTGCGATTGATAAAATTGAGAGTAAATAGACATGTTTCCAGCTAGTTTTCATAGTTTACATTTGCCTTACATTTACTTTTTACTTGTTTCCATTAAGAGCTTAGTGCAGGATTACAGACCTCTCCAACCGCATCACCTATCTGTATTAGTCGGGAACTGGTGTAATCACCTCTTTACACCTCCTACTTACTAGTCCACATTCGGAAGTAACCCGATTCCCAATTGTGAGAGAATCCTGCATTAAACTCTTAATGTTAATGTACCTCTACCCTTATATAATTTATTTCTTCACAATCTTATAACCATTCTCCTCAAGTAGTTTAATTGCTTCTTGAGTAGCGTCATCTTCTTCATCATAGTATTCAAACTCACAATCTCCCTTACCTATAAGTTGACTATCTTCACTATTATCTATATAAGTTAGTTCTTCATCTGTTTCTCTCCATCCAAAGAATCTACCCAGCGAGAGTTTTAACTTACCAAAAACCATGGCATCACCAAAAACCCAGGCATTACCAGACACCTCGGCATTACCAGAAACCCAGGCATCACCAGAAACCCTGGCATCACCAGACACCCTGGCATCACCAGAAACCCTGGCATCACCAAACACCTCGGCATCACCAGAAACCCAGGCATTACCATCTTGTGATAAGTTGTCCTCTTTCTCTATCCAACCACCCTTATCACCCTTACTCACATTAAAACCAATATCTATTAGTGCCTCTATTTGATAGAGAGTCTTTCCATAGACTTCTTTTTTGTTATTAGTTAATTTATATTTTTTAGACATTTTCTGTCCTTTCTATATTATTAATAGCTTTTCTAGTACTCTTAAGCTCGTTACTCTTACTCTCTAGTAGTTTACTAGTGTGGTTGGCTATATCTGTTACTGCTGCGTATAGTTGTTCAATCTTGTCTTCTATGGATAATGAGTCCCAATTGTAATACTCTCTCATGTCCAGTGGGAGTTGTAGTCTCTCAATTTTCTTTGGATATGAGTTAGCCATTGCTCCTACTGGCTCATCTGGGCAACTGTCACATCCTTCACCTTCTAACCAGTTACACCCACAGTCTTGTTCCTTAGCTTCATGCCCACACTCTGATTCATCTTCAGACCTAATTTTCCTTAAAATAGCATCGGCGTTTTCTTGTGTAAGAAATCCGCGATCTACTCTACATTGGTTATAACCAGCAATGTAGCCTTCTCCATAAACTTTGGTGTTGTTTTTCATTAGTGTATTAACCTTTCTTAATATTGTTCATGGTAGGGGAAGTAGCCCTTTTTAGATTCCTTATTATTTTTAAACTGTTGTACTTCTTTACTTGATCTTAACTCTGGGTGATTCTCTTGGACTTTTCGTCTAGCTCTACTCACACTCTCAAAAGCTGGTGCTGACATGAAGTTTTGTCTGGTCATTACACCGTCAAACCCAACATATCCCTTTCGCTTACAAATATCCCAAAACAGCTTTTTATCTGAGTCTCTAAGCTCTGGGAACATCTGAAGTAGTGTTTTTATTTTATCGTAGAGTTTTACCATAATTCCCCCAATTGATTTATTTATAGTGCTTTTATTAGTGAAAGTCAAGTACCAACTTTCTCAAGTTTCTTACTTTTCTTAGCTCCATAGCCGTAATCATTTTTTAACTGCTTAACTGTAATTTTTCTATCAGCGACTTGGTTTAGTAAGAACATTAATTTACCAAAACCATCTCTTAGGTGAGAATTTTTGTTATTTAATTCAATGTTTTCTTTTTTGGACTTACGCCACATCTTTTTGTAATCTGTCTTTTTATTTTTAGGCATCAGACTTTCTCCAAAGTAATTATTGTGTCGTTATCTTTACCGAACTTATCATTAAACAATTTCCATTTAAGTCTCCAAATCCCTGTCTCAAAGCCTTTAACTTCTATATATTCAATTTTCCCATCATTGTGTTCAACCATAAAATCAATGTAGTAGTTACAGATTCTAGTTCCATTCTCTCCGAATAGTTCTATTTTTATTTGAAGTTTCCAGCTCTTAATTTCTTTAT